AGAATTTCTTTTCGCCTGTTTCATCGTCTTTTCCCAGACCATAAGAAAGTCTGATATCGTCTGATGTAAATTTGATAACCTGGTTTCCAACCTTGATATCAATACCGTTTGCTGCAACAACTTCTACCTTTTCCAGTTTGTTGTATTTCGCAACCAGATATCTCACATATCCATCTGTAAGTGTAAGGGTGCTTGTTACGTCAATGGCTTCGTCCAGCTTTCCATTTTCATTGAAATACTGCTGGCAACTCATGATCTTCTCTGCATTCGGATTTGTACATTTGAAAGAACTCGGAATCATAATACTTTCAGTCTTTACAATAAAATGCGGTAAAGCTGCTCTCTTTGCTGCCTCTTCTTTCTTTTTCAGCTTATTCATTGCAGCCTGTACAGTCTTATTCAAAACCTTGATACTCTCGACAGAATCAAAAGATACTACAACCGGCGTATTGATAACATCTTTATTTTTTACACTTGATCCAACTTCCTGCTGTGGAATATTAGAAAATGTAATAAGCACATTTGGCGTGCCCTTTACATCTGCCATGCCGATAGCAACATCGCCGTTGCCACAATCAATAACGGTATTTGAGCTTAATACTTTTGTTTCTGTCTGGATTAACTGTTTAATCATCTTTTTTCTCCTTTACACTTCTATAACTTTATTATGGCTTATTTGAGATATGAAACCATCATGCAACTTCTTTTCCGCATCTCTCCTGGCTTTAACAGCATCATCAAGCTCATCAAAATAACCCAAGCTATACGTTTTCCCTTTAAAAGAGATTCTTGCATACCATTGCCCCATTCCTGAATGGAAAGAAACACCAGTAACACCAGAAGTGTTATTTTTCTGCATACGCTTGTTTTTAATCCGATTCAAATTCGTGCCTGACATTTCATATCACCTCGTTTCTGATTATAGTATATCATGTTTTCTTGATTTGTCAACCATTTATTATGGTTTAATTATAAAATTCTTTGTATTCTGTAGAGCCAGCACTATTTCTGTATCACTCCTTTTCTTGAAATCTTAGTTTCATTAGAAATCCCAGTCTGAACAATTTTCACATGTTCTTCCTTTGTTACTTAAGCATACAAGTTCTGTATACATTCCGCAGCAATCACAATATCCAAGAAGACTGTTCCTTGTCCACTTACCATTGATTTTGACGTATCTATGTTTATAGTTCTGCATTATTTCGGGAATTTTATCAGAATATATAACAACTCTTGCACCTGAATGAATACTTGTATTTGATTCCACAAACACAACTTTCTTTCCTTGTGATAAAATTTCATTTTGTCGTTTTTCTAATTTATCGTAAAAATCAAATGAAG